TTACTTCATCTAGGGCAGGAGCATTTGCATTTACTACAGAAAGATCTGGTTTATTTTCTGTTGACCAAGTTGTTCTACAGAACCCAGGTTTTGCGTATACAGAACCACCACCGTTCACTTTTGGTGGACCTGGTGTAGGTGCTGCTGCCACATCAGCTCTTACAAATAGTGGTATCACATCAATCCGTATTACGGATGCTGGTACAAACTATTTCCAACCACCTACTATTACTATCCAACACCCTTCAGCTGTCGCTATTGGAACAACAGGAACTGTAGGTATTAAACCAGGTCAAGTACAAGCAACTGCAATTTCTATTCTTGATGGTAATGGTATCAGCAGAATCTTCCTCACCAATGCTGGATCTGGATACGAAGCTGCACCACTAATCACTATTAGCGATCCTCTATCTCTAGGTGTTGGAACATATTTCTTCAATGAAAGAGTTGTTGGATCACAGTCTGGAGCAGAGGCTTTTGTAAAAGAGTGGAACGAAGTTGAAAGAAAACTAAAACTCACAATAAATAATGGCGTATTCTTCCCTGGTGAGTTCATAACAGGAACTGCATCATCTGCCAGATATCAAATTCTGTCTCACACTGGGATTGACACTACTAGTCCATTCACTCTTAATGATGAATTTGAGATTGCGGCAGATAACATTCTCGACTTCACAGAGAAAAATCCATTTGGTAACTTCTGATGTTAGGAACATATTTCTATCATGAAATTCTGCGTAAAACGGTGATCGCTTTCGGCACACTGTTTAATGATATTCATGTACAAAAAACTGATAGAGACGGATCTAATGTAATTAGTGATTTGAATGTCCCTCTTTCTTATGGACCAAAATCAAAGTTCTTAGCAAAGATTTTACAGCAAGCAGAATTAAATAAAGCAACAGCAATTACGCTGCCAAGAATGTCGTTTGAGATGAATTCCATCACATATGATCCTAGTAGAAAAACATCAGTAACAAAAACATTCAAAGCTGTTGATACTTCTGATAGCGATAAAATAAAAAAAGTATTCTTACCCGTTCCATATAATGTTGGGTTTGAATTAAATATCATGTGCAAGTTAAATGATGATGCGCTACAAATCATCGAACAAATTCTACCGTTCTTCCAACCATCATTTAATGTAACTGTTGATCTAATTGATAGTATTGGAGAGAAACGAGATATTCCTATTATCTTGGAAAACATCTCATTCAGTGATGAGTATGAAGGTGATTTTTCTTCTAGACGGGTCTTGACATATACACTCACATTCCAAGCTAAGACATACCTGTTTGGTCCGATTGCTAAGAGCACTGAAGGACTCATCCGCAAGGTTCAGGTTGATTACTACGGTGACACTGATCAAAAAGTTGCCAAGAGAGAAATGCGTTATACTGCCGTTCCTGATCCAATCGATGCAGAACCAGGAGATGATTTTGGATTTAGTGAGACTATAGAAGACTTCTCAGATGGTAAAGTCTACAGTCCTACTAGACAGGAGGATGTATGAACTTTGATAAAATTGACGAGTCTTTGAATACAACTAGTGAGACAGTTGATATCAAACCAATCGTCAAACCTAGTGAGACGCAAGATGTACAAAAGGATTACGAGTATACTCGTGGTAATTTGTACTCTTTGATTGAGAAAGGTCAAGAAACTCTCAATGGGATAATGGATCTAGCAGATCAAACACAATCTCCTAGAGCATATGAAGTTGCAGGTCAGATTATTAAGAGTGTTGCTGACACCACAGACAAACTACTTGACTTGCAAAAGAAATTAAAGGACATTGATGAGGAGAAAAAGGGACCTACATCGGTTACAAACAATGCAATGTTTGTTGGATCTACAGCAGAGTTGCAGAAAATGCTTAAACAAATGAACCAGAATTCTAAATAAAATCAGAGACATTCTCTGATATGGCAGAACCTACACCTAAGAAGAAAGAAGATAAGTTTGAGTGGGCAGATGAAGGCGTATCCACTCTTGTTCGAGTTATT